CAACCCTTCTCGTTCGGTTGTTTCGTCTAAACCTGAGATTGAGAATATGATGGGTTCGGTTTCGTTTCGTCCCGACAACAACTGTTGCTTTGGGGTGGAATGCGACCCATCCAGGTTACCGTATAAGGAGTATTTTGTGCGTTCGGGCAATACGGCTGCTGTTCCTGGCATTAATGAGGATATGGGCAATTTCGAGGTCGCTTTATGCGATTTGCCTTCAACTTATGATGTAGGTGATGCAGTGTGTGACCTTTGGGTTACGGCAGAATGGGAGTTTTTCAACCGTGTTTTACCCAAGACCTATGGAGGTTTTGTGTCTTATTATGCGACTAAAGCTTCCTCTTCTTCGGTATTTGGTGTGGGTGCTAGGACTACCCAAACTTTTGGAGCTCTTGCCGGTGTTATCATTGGTCTCGAGGTCGATTATACGAATTCTATTACGTCTAATCCTAATAGGATTTACCTGATCGGAGTCCCAGTTGGCACTGTGGTTGCTATCACGTTCAGTTACACCCTTACTGACGATGCTGGTACGATTGAGAACCAGTACGTGAATCCTTCCACGGCCGTTAATGGATGTGCGCCTTATGACATGTTCTTTAATGGCTCTGTGCCCACGCCACAACAACATGCTGAGAGCCTTTACTCTAGTGGCAATACCAGTTTGTTCGTATCCACTTTATATGTCATTGTGACTCAGGAGGTGGGTAGCGGTGAGCCTCTGGGCCCGTATGTGGACTATCAAGCCACTACTACGGGCACTGTGTCTTCATCCCAGGTTAACATTCAGCTTAATATTGTTGGCCAGGGTTTGGGGTTTTACCCCAGATAGGGTGCTGGTGGTCTGGTGTATCCCTCAGCGCCAGGCAAGGCCTATGTGAGGTTTTATAAGCACGGAGCTTATCAGGATATCTGGTGTTTGTTTCGGTCTTCTAATGTCATTCAATGGCTTTTGACCACTGACGGCATAGTTAAGGAAACTTATCTCACGTCTGGTGGTTATGCCTATCAGGTTTTACTTAGCGCAGGGGCTGATGGTCCTAATGGTCGCTTGTGTCGTGCCTCTGCTATTGTTCGTCGTGGAGGAGCGTTTGCGGGTGGGATTTGTGAGATTGATTATGTTCCCGGGGTCAACATGACTACTGGACCGCTAGGAACTGGTTATATCATTCAGGTCCGTTTGATGTCTATAGGCTTGGCAACTGTCATGCTTGCTTCGACTGATGATCCTTATGATCAGATGTCGGATTACATCGAACTCCATTTGGAATGGGATGATACGATGACTGTTGAACCTGTTCCGCATTCTTCATTGGATGTAGAGCCATCATCTGGGGCGTCGGATGCTTGGGAATTTCTCTAGTGTCTGGTGCCCCGTTTGGGGGTTGAATTGGTGCGCCAACCCCCTATTAGTGAGCACCGAATGGTTGATGATCCATTTAAATAATCATCCTGCTGTTAGCAGCTGGGTTTAAAGGTTGAGTTGGTGTGCCAACCTTTAATTGATTAGCACCAGAGCGACCGATTTCATGCGGCGGTCGCTTTATCGGACGGCATTGGATGGTTGATGTGCCATCTAAAATAATTATCCTAACCTGTCTATAAGGTTAGTATGAGCAGCCAGTTTATCCGGTTGCATTTAGGTACCCCATGCACCAAAATTGGGAACGGTAGAGTGCGATCCTATCGTTTTGTAGTAAGGGTCAGGCAAGTCCCGCCAGACCAGGCTTCTAAACCGACCGCTCTAGTGAGCTGGAAATGTTTTACGTCAACTGACGTCCGCTGTCTACCATGAGAAAAACCGATTCAAGACACAAAGTTTCTAATCCCACGGACTATGCTTTAGAGCATAAGTACCGTGAGGGGAGAGCTAAAACGCTGACACCCAAGATGTGGGGTAAGCTCAGCCTTAAGAGTCGGCATAATTTACTGAAAGCGGGTTTTGTGGATGTAGTGGTCCACGAGGGCAAGTTGATCGGTGTTTTGCCGGTTGGCCTGTCAGGAGATGTTAGCGTGTCCTTCCATGGTAAGGATGACGCAGTTCGGAGACCTCTGGATGGCTTGAAGCCCCAGACAGAGGTTGGTAAGGGCATACAACTGTTTGATGTGGCAGTTAATGAACCGACGGTCGCTAATACGACCGTCGGCAAGATTATGAGTGAGTCTGGCCAGGTCACCTGGTCTCACCAGGTGCAACCTTTTCGCGTTCGCCCAGCTAATGTAACCAAGTACTTGTCTAGGTTTCAGGAGCTAATGGCTAAGCGTAAAAAGTATCGCCGTGAACGGACTGACGATCACATCTTGAGGAGGTCGGGGAGATCAATTCTGGTTCCGGATAGCAGGTTTGATGCTGTCTATTACAGAATTCTTACCCGTGAGTGCCTTGAAGCCTGGGACGGTCTTTTGGAGGCCAAGTTGACTAATTTGAAGCAGAGGACGAGGTCAGGTGCACCTGCCGATAAGGCAATAGTGATGCCCGTACCCCCACAAGTTAGTTACGAGACTGGGAAGGGTTTCAAGGACCCTGCTTATGATGAGGAGGCTTATGAGGAAAAACGTAAAAAGGATAGGAGGCGGGATGAGGAAGGTGGACCTAGAGTCCGATCCGGAGGTGACCGGGCACGCGGCTTCGATAAGAAGATGGCGCGCTTGGGAGTCGGTGTTATTGCCTTCTCGAATACCGTCCACTCAGCAGATGCGGTATCTGGCGCCGTTGACGTCTTGGTGAGGATTAATTATGGCCTATTGATACTAGGTTTTATTGTCCTCCTAGCCTTTTTCTTTGAATGGCTTGGTTCCTGTGCGGAAAGACCAATGCGTGTCGAGAGGTTACGCGATGTTGAATCGAATGATCCTTTGTTAGGCACACGTGGGTATGGCGGTGGGCGTACTACGAACGCTGTCAAGTATAGGGGCCAGGGGGGGAGGAGTAAACTTAGGCGTGAGCCTATGCCTTTCCCTGCAGACGCTGCCGCAGCCAGGCGGGTGTCAGCGAGATTGTCAGATGCGGATAAATCGGCAGCTAGATTCCACGCTGGGCGTAGGATCAATGAACGGCGAAGGAATCAACCTAGACCGACAGATGATGAGGAGGAGGAGAAGGAACGATCAGATGATGATCAGGAATGCCTCGACCTCGTTGTTGCTGGACCTGTCCGGGATGACCCTGTTGATTTACCACCACCACCGCATATTCTCGTAGTGCAGCCCCCAAGGGAGCCTATCATTACTGAGCCTAGCGATGATGGTTCTGACGGTAACGATGATGCCATCAGTGAAAGTACCATTGAAAGTGTTCAACCCGTAGCCGTCCCGTGTTTTGCCAATGATTTGGAGGTTACCGAATTACCATGCGTTTCGCCCGAAGCATGGAATAAGCCTCCTTGTTCAAAGTGCCTTTTTACACGTGATGAACTCTTCAAAACGGTCAATGGAAATTTGGTTTTTGATAGTGTTTATGAGTTGGCTTCCCATGATATGGGTGGGCCATGGTGCGGCCCGATCTGTGTTTTAACCGGATTGGGCCGCCCACTAGTGGCTAAGCAGATCAGAAAACAATTTGCCGTGAATGGCGTTCTTTACACTTGCTCAACGTTGCGTAATGTTTCTAAATACGCGGCTATGCAAGGTGCTAATGTGCTGTTTGTTGTTCGAAGGGCTCAAGGCGTGAGGTACGTGATGGAAGAGCATAACTACAACTGGCCTTGGGTCGGTTTGCAGTTTGATGAATATGGTGGTGGTGTAGCAGGTGTAGGCCACTATACTTTGCTTTATGCTAAACACCAAGCTTCCATGGTTGATCTGTCCGGCGTTGATGGTTTTATGTCTGTTCACGGTAGGGTACATGATCGTGTCTTTGGTCCTGTTTATGAGGGCTTTAAAGTCAGGAAAGTGGATCACGTGGTTCATACAGATGACATAGATCGCCGGGCAATCATTGACAGTCGAGACCCTGTTTCGCCAAAGGGTCAAGACAAACTGGAAATTTGGCGCATCACGAGAGGGTTATTCTTTCGTAAGTTTTGGAAGTGGGGGCGGCGGGCTACCACTGAAAATACTTACGTCTCTGTGCCTTGCTGTACTACGGACGAAGAGGTGGTTGTCTCCAAATGCCGTCTCTATGAGGCCCTTCGCGCAGTTCAGTCTGCGTTTGACAGCAATGGTTTTGAATTAGCCCTCAACGTAGTAGACAGGAGCCACGGCATTAACACGCAGTTTGTTGCTGCGGGTGCACCTGTGATTCAGCATACCAAGGCTGTAGCACGGTTGGTCAGTAGGAGTGTGAAACCCATGAGATCGGTCATCCAAGTGAGAGACCAATTCAACACCCCGAATGATCTGTGCTATGTTGATCCTCAGAGTCTGGTTGACATTTCTGACAATCAGCTGTTAGGATTGAAAGGCTATGGTGCTAGTCTAGGAGGCCCAGTGCCGGGGTTGAATTTTATAGAGAAATTCCCAAGACGTATTCGTGTCAAGACAGAGAGGGTTGTAGCTAGTGCCCCTCTGGGCTGCATCGTTACAGATGATGGTCCGGTAGGCGCTGGGCTAATACCAGTGACCGATCACGCGGGGATTATTTCATGTTTTAGTAACCGTTACATAGCCAGATGCCTGGCTAAGAGGGATGACCCCCTCCATAAGATATTTGTTCACTTTAGCAAGATTGCAAACAGGTACTTATTGGAGGGGCTTGTTGTGCCTCCTGAACCTACTCTCGGGGAATCTTTTCGTCTAATGTCCCGAGGGAAGAGGTCAGGCACTGAAGTAGAATTACTCCTTGACAGATATGAACGCTATTGTGATGGACGGCTCACCTCATCAGAGGAGGAGCGGTTCCGTCGGTCGGCCTTATTCTGTAAATTGGAAGACAATTCGAAATTATTGGACGGTGACTATTTCAACAAACATCGGGGCATAACGACTATGGGTGACTATGAATCAATTATAGGTTCTGGAATACCCCTAATGTCGAAGCTGTTATACTCAGGATTCGCTTCTAGATTCACTATCAAGGAGTGCACTCCACAGGAAATGATCACTAAGATCATGGACGTCCAGGAGGGTCCGCATGTAGTGACGGACTTTTCTACTTATGAAACTACATTTGATTATCAACAACGCACTATTTTGGGACAGCTTCTTATGGATTTTGCTGAGAAGTATTCTTGGCCCATCCTAGGAAGGTCTGTTCCTTTTGTGTGCACTTATGGATCGATCACAGCCAAACATGTGGGAATGCGCTGTGTGATTGAGGCCCTTGGCAGCGGGTTTACAACGACGGCATTGATGGGGTGGTGCGGCAATTTGAATACCGCATTGTTTGGCTTTGCTTTTCGTAGGTTACGAGACCAGGGGTTCTCTGATGATGAGATTATCGATAAGTTGTCTAATGTGGACGACCATATGGATCCTTTTGTTGTGTCTTTATGGCATGACCTTAGAGCGATTATGGAGGGGGATGACGGTTTGGTCCGTAAGAATCAGACCTGCCCTGATATTATTGAAAGACTGGGTTTTAAATTGTCTCTCTCTTATGAGGGCACTAAACCCGGAGATTGTGACTTTCTGTCCAGTAGGTGGATGGATGATAAGAGGTATTTGAATGTGGGCAAGTATTTGTGCAAGTTCCTGTGGGTTCGGAATGTGCAGAAATTGAGTCGCGGTAAGCAACTTTACATTCTTAGGTGCATGGCATCATCCCTCTATCATATGTCCCCTGGACATCCTGTCTTGATGGCTTTGGTACAGTTTGTGGGTCGTCTCACATCCCATACTAAGCCATTTAAGAACTACGAGAAATACCTAGATGAGTGGAAATTCCCAGGCATCCGAACGGGCTTTCCTAGTCCTGAGCAATTGCGGGTAGACGAAACCATGCGCTGGCCTTTGGCGGAGGGCGGCGCGGGGTTTACCGCTATCGGGATTAGTGATCAGCTCTTGCTTGAGAAGTCCATTTCTGAAGGACATTTATTTATCGGCAACGTACTCAGTGGCGACGAGTATGTTGAAAAATGCGTCCGGAGTCTAAAACCACAAAACGAGTTGCGAGGTAGGGCCAACTTTAACGAGTTGCTCGCTGCGTTGCGTGTGGACCCGAACACTGTCTGGCATGACTAGACCGCCTTTGGGGCCCGGTTGGTGCGCCGGTGTCCCCGAACCCGCCAGCACCACTCCGACCACAACCCGGCACTGCGGGTTGTTGGTTATGAGGTTAAACTAATGCAAG